ATGACGCTTCCCACGATCCTGGTTCTGGGGACGACGGCCCTTGGCACCTTCCTGTCCTGCTTGGCGCTAGGTCGAGCACTCATGGAGAGTGGCCAGGCTGGCCTGCGGGTTCGGCTGTGGCGCCTTCATGACCAGATTGTCGACGGCATTACCCAGGGCCAGTACGCCCAGGAGCGTCAGGCCGTCCAGCTGCTGATGTGCGTCCGAGTGACCCTCATGAACGCGAAGGATTTCACGTTCCTGAACGTGATCGTTGGCGGCTTCCTTCGGAGCCGTTTGGCTAGGCGGCGCGGAGTATCGATTGGCGGCGCGTCGGGTCCCGCCCGGGTGCTATCCGCTCAGCTCACCGATGAACTTGCGGTGCGCCAGCGGGAGGAGCTTCTCGGCGCTCTCAGCTACGCAGTTCTGCGAACCTCGCTGCTGGGGCGGGCTGGGATGTTTGTCCTTCCGGCTCTGTTCGTCGCAGTCCATCTACTTCGGCGCCAGCCCGTAGCCGAGGTGCCTGATGCGAGCGAACTGGCCGAGCGGCCCGTGCGGATCGAACTCAACGCAGAGATGGCGATGTTCAAGGCCGCCGGCGGTTCGCTTGGGACATCGTCGCGGGCCTCCTTGGCGCACGCTGCCTGTTGATTGAGCGGGTTCTAGCGCTCGACCCTCACCCCGAGTAGCAACCACCCCTCGGGGATCTCGCTGCGGATCTGCTCCATGCCGGTGTCGTAATCGTCGGCCTCGACGTCCCATCGCACGATCTCCGGTTCCCCGGTGTAGTCGTGGGGCGTGCGGGGGCGGCGGGCGGCGTGGATGATCACAGTCGGAGGCTACGGGTACCGTCCGACTCATGGCTGGGCCGGTGGGTGGCGCGCACGTGTGGGTGCAGAAGCCTCACGTGCCGATGTCCTGGCCCGGGCTGATCCTCGACCGTCGGCGGGCTCGGGATGGGTCGTGGGAGGCGTTCGTGACGTACATCGAGCGGATGACAGTCCACGAGAAGGTCATCACCGCATGGGTGCCGTACTCGTGGCTGGTGCAGAGCGACGGGCACCCCGGCGTCGGCTCGGCCTACGGGTGACCCGAGACCAGAGCCCCATAGTTATGCACACCGCTCCCATAACGCGCTCATAACGCCGAAAGCCCGCCCCTCCCGAAGGAGAGGCGGGCTGCTTTGCGGTGAGGTCAGTCGGTGCGGCTACACCTGATGCAGATCCGCAGCGACGTCGCCGCGTGGTGGGTCCACACGTGCCAGCGGTGACCACGGACCCGGCAGATGAGCGGGCCGAGGAGGATGCCGGGGAGCTCGAGGACCGCGGCGGCGAACATGGCTACTCGTCGTCGCTGGGGACGTTGAGGATCGCCAATACCAGCGCGGCCAGCAGAGGCGACGCCTCGGGGTCGATGACGCCGTAGAAGACCAGCACGGCGAACGCGGCGATCGCGACACCGTAGATCCAGCGGCGGACGGTCGGGGTGAGGATCTTGGTGGACATCAGTCTTGCTCCAATCGTTGGAGGAACCTGGCGGGTCAGTTGGCGCGGAGGGTGGCGACGAACCAGCCGTGCATCTTGGGCGGCGCGTTCAGTCGGCGGATAGAGATCGACGCTCCGACCGCGACAGCGCCGTCGACGTTCGATGCCATCGCGACATGCCCGCGCTTCGGTGCGACGTGCTTCTTTACGCCGGCCGTGTTCTCGTTCAGATCGCCCAGCAGCACCGCCTGGATTCGGCGCCTGAGCCACCGCTTGGCCTTGCGTGCCGACTCGTGCCACGCGCCCTTGTTCCGGCCGCGAGTCTTGATCCCGCCCGACGCGCCGCCGGGAGGGAAGTGGGCGGCCAGCAGCGGCCAGGTGACGCCGTCCTTGACGAGTACGACGACGGGGTAGCGGCGCGGCTCACGCTTGCGGCCGGTGAACGGACCCCACCAGCCACGGATCATCTTCTTGAGTCGCTTCCGCTTGATCCGCACGCCGTCGCGGACCAGCACGACGACATCGCGAGCTTCGGCACCGTGGTTCTTCTTCGACCAGGAGATAGTCGTGTAACCGGGGACATCCTGGCGCCAGTAGTACGCCTCGGTGAGCACGACGGCGTCGGGCTTGTGGCTGGCGATCTCGTCGAGGAGGCAGTCGCACTCCTTGACGCCCGCGATGTTCGCGCCCTGGACGACGAGGCTCATCGCTTCGGCAGCTCTCGGAGCGCGTCGCGGATCCGCTGCTTCCGCTTGGTCTTGCCCTTCGCCTTGGCCTTGAGCTTGAGCGCGCGGAGCTTGTCGCGGAGCTTGCTCAACTGAGTCGGCGGCTTGGGCGGCTTCGGCGCGTCGACCGGGATCATCACGCCGGACATGCCCTCGGCCCAGCCGAGGTAGATCAGCCCCCAGTGCTTCTCCACCCAGTCGAAGTCGACCGTGCCGATGCGGCCCGAGATCGGGGAGTCGGTGCCACGGATCCGGCCACCCGGCCACGACATCGCGACGTGCCCGTGCCCCTTCGATCCGCCCGACCAGAACACCGGGACGCCGGACGGCGGGTTGCGATCGCCGGGGTGGCGGTTGACCGCGCGGCGCCAGGCGTCGATCGCGTCGACATCCCCGTCGCCGTCGGCATCGCCAGACGGGCCGATGCCGTACTGCTCACGGGTCCAGCGGGCGCACATCCCCGCGGGCAGGTAGATGTCGGCCAGGGCGGCATGCTCGATGGCTTCACGGCGTGTGCGGGTCATGGTCAGACTCCCTTCGCGAGGGCGAGGATGAGAGTGATGCCGACCCCGAGGGCCGACACGATCAGTGCTGCGATCACCCACCACTGCGGGGTCTGCTGCTGCATCGCGCTGGCCTGGGTCTTGAGGTCGCCGCGGATCGCGGTGAGGCCGTCGGCCAGCGAGGTCTTGATGTCGCGGACTTCGCGGTCGATGCCTTGTCGCCACGCTTCGTACTCGCCGCGGGTGACGTAGATCGCCGCTTGCTGCTTGACGTCGGTCTTGATCTCGCGGATGTCCAACTCGATCCGCTCGACCGCCCGGCCGAGTTCGGACGCGGAGTACTCATCGGGCATGTGCGACTCCTTGGGGGTCGTCGGCGGCATCAGGTGGTCTCGTAGGTGCCGCCGATGTACAAGCGGTCTCCGGTGCCCCAGGTAAATGGCGCAGTGGCAGTGACGGCGGCCTGAGCGGTGTCGCTCTGGGTGACGATGCTGAGGAATGCTCCCGTCGCGGTCTCCCACACCGCGGCAGCCGGCCTCGCCGAGACTCCGGTGTCGAGCGCTTCTCCGTAGAAGGTGACGCGAGAGAGTCGGGGCGTGTACGGCAGTGTGATCCGCCATCCCCCCGTGCCGCCGTTGGTCGTCGAGCCCCATGTCAGCGCGATCGTGAAATGGACGGTCTTTCCGATCTTGACCGACCGCGCGTCCCAGGTGCCGTTTCCGAGCGATGGCGCAGTGCCGGTGGTTGTCCAGGTCGGCGTGTACGCCGGCCATGCGCTTCCACCGATCGCGGCGTCGGCGGTCTCCGCGAGCTGTTGCAGGTGGGAGCGGACCAGTCCGACTTGAGAAGAGGTGTCGGGGTAGAAGATCCCGTTGGGCGTGGTTCCCATGTCAGGCTCCTGTCCACAGGGGGTCGGCTTCGTGGTCGGCGTAAGTGCGGGTGCCTTGTGCCGTGGCGAACTGGGCGTAGGTCTGGGTGGGCCACGTCGCTGCGAAGTCGCTGTAGGTCCACGGGATCAGCACAAGGTCGAGCGACTGGGCGATCTGGACTTCTGATCCATCGAAGTGGACCTTGGTGATCAACGCCTTGGCGTCAAGCCCTGACCGCGAGTGGGCGAGGCTGCGGACCTGTCCGATATCCAAGGACCAGTCGAGCCGGCATCGCACCGACGACGCCTTCCAGAGCCCGCCGCCGGAGACCCGATCCCACAGATAGTCCGCGATAGTCGACGCGTGAGCTTGGGACTGCACCCACGGCGTGAGGTCGACCTGGAGCGGACGTTGGGCCACATCGGCGGCGGCTCCGCGTTCAACGATCTGGCGGGTCGCGTAGGTCGCGACGGTGCGGGCGCGGAGGATCAGGCAGGGGTCACCGTTCCCGTCGACAAGGTAGGCCATCGCGCCAGTTCGGTTCGCGACCGTGATCTCTGCTGTGGTCGAAGACGTCTGCCTCGCACTCGCCGTCACCAACGAGGCATCAAGCGGCACCCCCGCGCCATCCGGGTTGTCATAGGAGCAGATGGTCGAGTTTTGCGACCACAAGGCACTCGGAGTGCCGACGGGGACGATGAACGTCGAGAAGACCCCGATCGCCGCCTTGCTGTCGAAGGTGACCGGGATCGTGATGGTTTCCCCCGCATTCAGGGGGATCACCCCATCGGCCGACCACACCTCGGGAGCCAACGTGCTGGACCCGAAATCAGCCTCGGTGATCGTCGGAGGAGTGAACGAGACCTCGACCCGGTCCGCAGTGTCCTCGGGATCAAGCGTCCAGGCGAGGTCTTCCCACTCGGAGCCGACATCGACAGCCGCTCCAGCCGCCCCGGTGCCGGCGAGGTCGTCGCGCGTGAGCACGCGCGCCATCCCATCGAGGTCGATGACAACGCCGCCAAGGTTGGCCGATGCGCAGTCTTGGATGACCCCCCAAGCATCAAGGCCGGGCGGGACCATCGGCATCCCCAGATCCCCTCCGAGTGGCTTGAGGAACGCTCTTCTCGGTGCCCAGAGGTCGTCCGAGGAGGGCTGCGCAATATCCATGATGAAGGCGGAGAACCGGCCCGCAGGAGGAGACCCTGGAATGCCGGGGACGCCCGGCACGGCGTATCCACCGGCTACCCAAATCCGACTATCCGGCGTAGCCAACGGCAGGGTGCTGGAATGCGTCGACAGTGACGACCAGGAGGAGACGGCACTTGATCTGGCGCGAGCACTGGTCGATGTCCACGACATCGACATCCCTGCCGAGGTCAGCGTTCGACTGAGCTCGATCTGAACCCGGTCGGGCCAATCCGCAGACTGTCGGCCGGCGAACGTCCTCGTGGTTCCCCACGAAACGCCGGCATTGTTGGAGGCGGCCACGTTGTAGGTGCCAGTCGACTGATCATTGACTACGCGCACCATCCACCCCTGCGCGTCGTCAACGAGATAGACCGTGCCGACGACATTGAGCGCGATGTGCCATGTCATCGTCCCTGGCGCAAAGGGAGGGCCGGTGGCTACCGACAAGATCGCGGACCCGCTGCTGCCGCCGAGGGTGCCATCGGGCATCAATGACCAGCCGCCGACAATCTGCCCACCCGCGGTCCATTCGCGGTCACCCGAGGCTTGAATCGCGCCGTCCATAGGGACGCGCAACATGGCGTCCTCGCGGCCGATGGGAACCGAAGGAAACCCGACCTTCTCCAGCATCCGCGACACCGGCCACACTGGATCGACGGGTCGGTTCGGAAAGAACGGGCGATTCCAGTTCGCGGGCGGCAGTGTCTGCGGCATCTCTCGGCCTACGAACGACGCCTCAAGCAGATCGACGGTGACGTCTTCGGCCGACAGAGACCCGTCGGTCTCGTCGGTCACCCACGCGCCCAGGGTCTTCGTGGTCCCGTCCGACGCCTCCGCGTACAGGGTCGCGGGCAGCCCATCGGTGACCCGGGTCGCCGGTGTCTTCGACCACGGTGTCGCACGCACAGCCGGTCGGACCGTCACCGACGCCGCCCCGATCGACAAGCCCGTGCGTTGGCGAATGTTCCCCGGGATCGTCGAAGCGACCAGCTCCCGGTCGACCATCCACGACCCCACCGCCGCACCCGACAACCAACCCGCTCCGGTCACCGACAGCTTGATCGACGGCAGGACATACGAGTCCGCCGTCTTCGCCCACACCACCATCAGCCGACCTCGCGGATCGTCACCGAGTAGTCATGACGCCAATGACCGTCATGCCGCATCGTCAGCGTGTCGTCCGGGTCCTGCACCTCGACCCGGCAGGGCATCCCGGAGCCCTCGCCGTGCACGAACGCGGTCGGCGCCGACGGCCCCTCGGTCACCATCAAACCGGCCACCCGGCACGGCAACCCCGGCGCGACGGTGATGCTGACGGGACCGTCAGACGCCGGTGTGAACGGCGACGACCAGAAGCCAGCACTCGCGGGAAAGACCAGCCTGGTGCCGCTCGGATACACCGCCGACACCGCCGCCGATCCGCCCGACCCGGCATCCGTCCAGAACGAAAGCCACGTCGAGACACCGCCGCGTACCCGACCCGAGATCACCTTCGATGCTGTGATCGAAAGCAACGGCACTCCGCCGCAGTCGATAGCGGGAGCGGTGGCGCCGGCCGACGCGCCCGCGGGCAGCATGTTCCCTGCGAGTTGATCCACCGACGCGAACCACACGTCCTCGGACTCGACCGCTGCCCGCAACACGGCGACCGTGTTCGCCGACGCAGCCGCATACGGGATCGTCAGTTCCCACTGCCGACGGGTCTGCGGTGACCGCTGCACATACCGGTTCCCGTCGACGGAGCGGAACTCCGACCGCGGACGATCGGCCGCCACCTGCACGCCAGGGACCGCACCCTCAAGCCGCAGCCACGTCCCATTCAGCCGCAACCAGAACGGGGAACCAGTCGGTGCCACCAAGTCCACCACGAGCGGCCTCCGTTCGATCTAGGATCCGTTTTCATGCGCGCCCTACACATCGCCGCCGGACTCGCCCTCACCGCAGCACTCGCAGGCTGCTCAGACGACAGCGACGACAAGCCGAAGGCGGAGACCAAGACGGCGAGCGAGGCGCCGGCCACCAGCGAGGAACCCACGGCCTCGGAAGGCTCGCCTGAGCAAGAGGTTGAGGCCGCCTACCACGCCTACGTCGAGGCGTTCCTTACCGGCGATGGCGCCACTGCCTACGCACTGCTGAGCGAGCGTTGCCAGTCGCTCTTCAAGCTCAGCGAGTTCGCCGAGATCAGCGAACAGGCTGCTGAGTTGTACGGTCTCGTCGACTACGAGATCAAGTCGGTGACTGTTGACGGAGACCGCGCCGTGGTCGACGCCGAGTATCCAGTCGAGGCGCTCAACCAGGGCGGTGGGACGGGATGGGTGCTTGAAAGCGGCGAATGGCGGGACGACAAATGCGATTGATGCTCGCTACTTGCGCTTCTTCTTCCGCTTCTCGCCCTTCTGGACGATCTTGAGCGAGGTCTCGGCGTCCACGCCCACGTGTACCTCGAGCCCGAGCTCCGAGAGGCCGTCCCTGATGGCAAGGGCCAGCGTCTCGGAAGCCCGCTGAATCTCCCCGCCATGGGTGGCGTTCGCGACCGTGAACCCCGCGCCTTGGGTGATGGCCTGGAGGTCGTTGTAGGCCGACGTGAACTGGCTCTGCAAGAACGACCCACCCTGCAAGAACGCGTCCGCCACCCGGCTGCCCTCGACGGAGCCGAGACCAGCGACCTCCTGGACCAGTCCAGGCGGCAAACCAGCACCGACGAGCGCGGTGAGCTTCTGCGCGAACGCCCGCATCCGGGCCACGATCGACTGAGCGACCTGCACAGCGCTGTCCAGGCCAAGGCTGAGACCGAACTGGTTCTTCCCGAAGATCTCGGAGAGGTTGAACTCGCCCATCAGGCCCGAGGCCACCGACGAAGCGAGATCGTTGCGAGCCGCTAGGGCGTCTTGCAGGCCGCGGGCGGCCTCGGAGATCTGGGCGATGACGCCTTGCATCCGTCCCGCGAGCTTCTTGCCCACCTTCTTCTTGTCGATGAAGTTGGACAGCCTGTCGGTGATCCGGGTGAGGATCGACTCGACTGATCCGAAGCCGTTCTTGAGGCCCTTGAGCAGGCCACCCATGATCAGTTGACCAGAGCCATAGAGGAGCTTCTTGTCCTTCGCCGGCGGACCCTTGAGCTTGGGGAAGTCCTTGGTTCGCTCACCCAGCCAGTCCTTGATGTCGTCCCAGACCTCTTTGAGCCCGTTCCACAGGCCGTTCATGATCTGCCGGCCGGCGCCGACCAACAGCTCGCCGACGTCTCCGAGCGCAGACGTCACGTTGCCCGGGAGATTGCCGATCCACTGCAGGATCTTCGTGATCTTCTCGTTGACCTTGCGGGCGAAATCGCCGACCGCGCGACCCGCGTCAGCGACCTTGCGGCCGAACGAGACCAGGAACCCGATCACGTCACCGATACGGCCAGCGAGACCAAACAACGCCGGGAGAGCGTTGCGGACGATGAACCCCGCAACCTTGATCAGGACCGGCAGAACCTTGCCCCAGACCGCGGAGTAGAACTCCAGCCACTTCGCGACGAGCTGCACCACCACGCCAGCGACCTTCTGGATCGTGGGCTGCCACTCCTGGAACTTCGCGACGGCCTTGGCGACCATTGGCAACACGGAGCCGTTGAAGAACTCCACCAGCGCCTGCCAGACCGGCTGGAGGTTCGTTGCGACCTTCTGCGCCAGATCCACCACGACCGGGACGACCTCGTCCCGCACCCAGGCCGCGAACGACCGGAGGATCTGGCCGACCTTGTCGACGACCGACCGGAACCGCTCCGAGTGCTGATAGGCGTACACCAGGCCAGCCACGAGACCCGCGATCGCGAGTATCACGAGAGGGATGCCGGTGGAGTTGAGCGCGATCGAGAATGCCGTCGTGGCGAGCGTGACCACCCCGATCGCCGCCGCCAAGATCCCCAGCGTGATCGCGAATGCCTTCACCACGGCGGGGTTCTTGCGGACCAGGTCAGTGAACTTCTTGATCACCGGCGCCAGTGCCTTGCCGATCGCGTCGCGGATGTCGAGGATCTGGTCGACGATCTTCGCGTCCTCGGTCCACCCGAACGCCTTGCGGAGTGTCTTGGTGAAGTCGCCCTTGACGATCAGGTCGAACATCCCGACCAGGCCACCGATGACCTTCTGGGTGATCGGTCCGACCTTCTTCTCAAGGATGTCGAGCAGGGTGTTGTAGACCGGCAGGAGGCCCTTGCCGATACGGGCCTTGAGGTTGTCGAACCGGGCACCGAGCACCTGCTGCTTGTGGGCAGTGGTGTCGGTCTCGCGGTTGAAGTTGCCCTGAGCGTCTGCGGTCTGCTTGTAGATCAGCGACAGGGTCGCGGCCTGCTGGGCCTGGGTGTCGAAGGAGTTCCCGACCTTCTTGAACCCCAGCGCGGTGGCCTCGGCGTCGATCTTCGCCTGGTTCAGCGTGACGCCGTACCGTTCGATCGGGTCCCGCTCGCCCTTCAACGCCGACGACAGCGCCTCGACCGCTTCGCGGGTGGTGCCGCCGAACATGCTGGACAGGTCAGCACCGAGTCCGATGAGCTTGTTCGTCTTCGGCGCCAGCTCATCCATGGCGGTGCCGCCATTCTTGAGCTGCGACCCGATCAGCGTCCCGAGCTCGTTGAACTCGTTCCTGGAAAGCCCGACAGCTGTGGCGGCCTGCTTGGACCAGGTGAGCATCTGCCGACCGGACTGCTTGAACACGGTCTGCACGGCGCCGACGGACTGCTCAAGGTCGGCGGCCTCGGAGATCGCGGCCTTGGCGAACCCGATGCCCGCGCCGATCGCCACGGTGGCGCCGACAGCGAACGCCTTCCCGAACGCCGACCCGAGCCGCTTTCCCTCGGCGCCGACGCGGGATCCGAACCGGCGAGTGAACCCACGGGAGGCGTCGTCGCCGGATTTCTCGACCTCGGCCGTGACCGTGCGCCGGAACCCCCGCATGGACGGCATGACGCTGACGAAGGCGGACGAGATCTCCACAGGCCACCTCCCGGCGTTCGCTATTCAGATGGGTCAGGTGGCGGCTTGTCGTCGAGCCCGTCGGGGACCTCGCGACCGAACGCACGGAGTACGTCGGCGATGTCGATCGGGTCGATCCGTTCGCCGAGCCGTTCGACCGAGGTTGACTTGTCCGGCGTGGGCCGCTGATAGGGCTGGGGACGTTTGAAGTTGACCTTCGCGAACGCGTCGAACAGGTCCGCGAGCGCGAAGAACTCGCGTGACGCTGGGTGATCCCAACCGGCGATGCCTGCGCGGAGCCACGACTCGGGGTCTTGGCTCAGGATCTCGATCAGTTGCAGCGCCTCGCCGAACGACATGGCCTCGCCGATGTCGTCGGCAGCCATCCCGAACCGCGTCCGCCAGTCATAGGCGAACGCGGCCCGGTGCTCCTCGATCAGCTCGAGGAGCGCGAGGCTTCCCCCAGGCTCGCGCCATTCAGCGCGTTGTACTCCTCGAACCAGGTTTCGAACATCTCCTGGAGGTCGTTGACGTCGAGGTTGTCGAGCTGGTCGGCCTGGTTGGGGATGATCTTCTCGAACATGTCGATCATGACGCCGGGGTCGTTCATGTCCATGCCCTTGAGGGGCCGCAGGGCGCCGACCTTGAACCGGAGTGGGATGGTGACGTCGAACGGGGTCTCGCCCTCGTCCTCCCAGACCTCGGCGTGCCAGATCAGACGACGACCGTCCTCGATCTCGTAGCTGCGGCCGGACTTGGTGGTCTTCGTGGTCATGCGCGGATTCCCTTCTGGTGCGCGGATGGTGTGCGCGGATGACAGAGCAGACCCGGCCGGGGCTCCGCGCGAACCCCGGCCGGGAGATGGGTCACGGCGTCGCGAGCGCCGAGTCGAACTCGATGAAGTGCCCGCCGACCGTCTCGTCCTTCTCGGCCTCGACCGTGACCTCCCAGCCGATCGGCTCACCGAACGCGAACACCTGGTCGCCGATCTCGGTCACGATCGCCTTGGGCAGCACCGTCCGACGCAGACGCGCGCCATGGACGACGTCGAACACGATGCGGTGGTAGTCGCGAGCGGCCTCGGTGTCGACGATCCACTTGCCGTCAGTGGCGGACTGGGTGACCGTGACACCAAGCACGAACTCGACGACCTCGATCTTGGTCTCCAGGCAGACGAACTGCCACGTCGGGTTGTCCTCGCTGGGAGTGCGGATCACGAGGACGATGCCGTTGTTCTGCCAGCCGCGGATGACCTCACGGTCACCGGCGCCCGGCATGGTGCGAGTGATGCCGTCCTCGCCGATCCAGCCGAGATCGTCGTAGGCGACGAGTGACGAGTTGACGGCGGTGGGCAGGGCGGCGTCGTCTGCGCCGACGGACACCACGCCCGTCACGCCGCGCATGACGTTGGAAACATCGAGAGCCATGAGAGTGGCGTCCTTCCGTGTGGGTTGGGGCGCGGCGGGTTGCCGCTACCAGCACCGTCCGGCGCGGTCGGTCGGTGAAGTCGTTGGAGAGGGGATGGGCGTCAGGAGAGCGCGGCGCGGAGGTCGTCGCGGGTCTTGCCGTCGAGGTCGTCGTCGGTGAATCCCTTGGTGCGAGCGAACTCCTGCCACTCGACGAGAGAGGCGTTGCCAGCGGGGGCGTCGACCGTGGCGGCCCGCCAGCCCTGGGACTCGTAGGACGAGGCGAGCGACTCGGGGACCTCGATCTCCAGGTTCGTGTCAGGGTGGGTCATCTTCATGACAGTTGGACTCCTTCGGTGCGGAGGCTGAACAGCAGGTACCGCTGCTCCTGGCCGGACGCATCCGGTACGTCATAAGGACCGGACTCCTTGCGGGCACGCGTGACCACGGTGGTGCCGACGAGCCGCTGCATCGACGCCGCGACCAGCGCAGCAAGGTCGTTGACGGCCTGTGCGGTCTCGTCCCACACGCGCAGCCGGACCCGGGGGAAGTCGGTCACCCCGTCGTCATTGCCGCCGTCACGGTTCACGATCACCATCCGCGGACGACGCTCAGCCGGGACCGCCCGACCGACGAAAACGCCGGCCGGGAGCCACGGCCGCAGACCGCTAGTGACGACAAGCTCGATGTCGGGGAACTGGACCGGGTTGGGCTGCCAGGGTGGCATCAGTCGCCACCGGCCGCGTCGAGAGCCTTCGCGAGGATCCCATATCGCGCTTCGAGGATCGGGCTCTTCTTGTCACTGGCGACCACACGCAACACCAGCCGGTCGGTGTGGTCCTCCTCGATGTGGAGGCTGTTCTCGTAGGCGTAGGTCTCGTCGTGCGGGTCTGCCTTCGCGGCAGCCAACACCCTCTCCGCACGGGCGCGGAGCAGTTCACGCACCCCGCCAGCACCGTCAAGCAGCCGCTGCGCGGTGGCACTGTTCCAGCGAACGGTGGTCTTCGCCATCAGCCAGCCACCTCCTCGAGCTCGATCACCAGACCAGGCGCCCAACCCGTCATCGGGTGACGCCAGTCGGCCGGGTCACCCTTGACCTGCCAGGTGCGGCCACGGACGACCACACGGTCATGAGCGGCCACGTCGACACCCGCAGGGGCGAAGACCCGGGGAGTGGTGACGACGGCCTGGCGTCCCTGCTCCAACGGCTCGACCGACCCGCCAGGATCGAAGCCACAGCCGGGGATGTTGAGCGAGTCGGGCGTGGTCCAGTCGATGTCGGTCGGCTCGCCGGAGTAGGGATCCAACTTCGGGATACCCCGGAGTCGGGTGATCACCTCTCCGTAGGCGAACATGGTCAGGACTCTGTGATCTCGTACCGGGCGCCGACGAGCCCGACGGAGCGTAGGCCGCTGCCGGACGGGGCCTTGCAGATGTCCTGCAAGTCGACGATCTCGCTCGGCCACAGCCGCCACCCGCCGCGCTGGCGGGTGTCAGTGGTCATCGAGAATGGGCCGGCGGTCTGCTGCTGGACGGCACCGGAGCCGGCCTCGACCCAGCGCTTGAGGGCGCCGACGAGGACGAGCTTTGCCTCGGCCAACTGGGCGAGCTGCTTAGTGGTGGGCGGATCGGCGACGGCTGCCGCGGCGAGGCAAGGAGCGACCCGGGACGCCTTGGAGTTGGCGCCAGC